TTTCTAGCTTGGTGGTATCAACTGCTTGAGCCGCCTGATGGCTCGTTGTGGGGTCTTCTCTTCTAGCCAGTTTAAACGCTGGCGTACCAAAGAATCTACCGACTGTCTCGTTCATGTTATCAAAAAATGTACTCATTATTAACTCCTATTTAGTTGGGGCTACGACTGTTCGCCTACTAGCTTTCAAAAAAGTAAAAACAGCTTTCACCCCGATGAAAGTTTATCAAAAAGGAAGGTCGCTGTCTTCAAAACTTGCCTTTTTAGGGGCTTGTTTGGGCTGATAGTCTTCCTTGGGTGATACTGCCAAGCCCATGAACTTGCCTGATTTACCTTCTTTCACCCAAGCAGAAATCCAATAGTCTTTGCCCTCAACAGTAATATTTCCTTTGTACTGAGGCGACCTTTCGTTTTCAATTTTGTCGGATTTAAAAAGTACTCCACTGTTATCCCGCTGATTTTGTTTATTGTCCATATTAAATTTCCTTAGCCTTTTTCAAAGCTGAACGCACTTTACTAGGTAGGAGTGTCCACAGAGCAATCTTTTGTTGATCGTCTAAGTTCTCTCCTTCCAACTTATCCCAAGCTGCCTTGGGGTCACCTTGCTCACACATAGCAATCAATTCAACTGCCATCTCTTGCAAGTACTGTAATTCCTCTTGAGGAATATTATCCATTGCACCCTGAGTAGGTGTAATCACTACTGATCTGCCCTCTTCAGGTAAGTCTTCACCCGCATAGATGTATAGACCCAAGCCATGCAGACTTAAAGCCTTTGTCATGCACCGCATGATGGCAGTGTTTACTGCAAACGCATCTGGAGTAGGGATGGCCTTGTTTCGGTAGTCCATCACAGGCAATTGACAGGTCATTGGTTTGCCAAACATGGTAGCAGTAACGAACACCATTGCCGTACCATTTATGTCCATGAAACACTTGTCGCCAAACATTTCTACCTTGTAGGTAGCGGTAGGATCAGCTTTAAGAGCTTCTGCCCATGCCCAAGCCCACGATAGGTAGGTCAGGTTGTTTTTCTTCTCAACGTGTTCGTTGACGTTCTTTTTCAGTAATGCTTCTATTGACATATTAACTCCTTTGATTTTGATCTAACTCGTCTTCAATGATTGCTTTTTGTTGGTCAAGGTCTAAATCCTTGAATGGGATAAAGTCTGCTTCTTGGCAGCAAACTATTTTATTTCCCTTAATTGTCAGGCAATAAGGGCAGTAGTGGATGTCTGAGAACTCTGACACATAGGTTTGGAATAGTGTTTTCAATGGAAACTTTCATAAGCCATTGTCCACAGAACATCACCCGCTAGATCGGTGAGCTTGTTCAACTCATCTTCTGTCAATCTTGTTCCATCTTCATAGCATCCACTTGAGAAGTAGGCATCACAGAAATCTGGATAATCTCCGCTAACCACTCCATCTACTTCTAGGTCTACAACCTTTTTTCCATTAAGCATTGGCATATTAACTCCCGTTAAGCGTGGGTTACTGTTTGCCCACACCCATAATGTGCCACACCTTTTTAGCCTTTTACATAGGGGTTTTCACCTAGTGACATCACTTTTTTTCTATGCTAATCTAAAAAGACTTGTCCTATTAGTAAATAGCCCTTCCACTCCTTCCTTCCTCTTATGCACATAGAAATACTTGAAAAAAGATGCGCTGAAGCCTTGCTTGGCTACTCTCAAGCAATGGCAGATGCTTATACAACCGAACCAGAGGATTCCATTGCGGCTGTAACAGCTTTGCTTGCCAGAACGCTAGAACTTCACCTAAACCGCCCAATCAACTTGGAGAACCTATGACCCAAGAAGCCATCATCAAATGTCTGCAAAATGGATCGCTAACATCCTATGAAATGGAAGACTTAACAGGCATCCAAAGAACTTCTCTTGTCGCTGCTTGTAAGAAACTGATTCGTAAGAAGCAAGCTACCGCTGAAAAGATCAGGATGGGGCGTTGCTGGATAATGCGATACACCCTTGCTGAACACATGATTGATGCTACCAAGGCCGCCAATGATGCACCTCTGGACAAGTTCAATCCCTTTGACATTAGGAACGCCCAAGGCATCTTCACTAAAGCTGAGTATGCGGTGATGAACTCTCAGGCTAGAAGATTGCTTGGCAGACAGCCATCAAATGAAATTACAAATAATCAATTTATCTGATATAGTGTTTTGAAGCATGGATAGGAATGGATTGATCCCCGTTCCGAAAAGAGAGCCTCCCCTCCTTCCATTGTTTCTTTTTGTAAGAGGGAGGACAGAGCGAGGAAAATATTATGCTTTTACAGCCAAAAAATTGGGCTATCTTTCAGCACTACAAAGATCGTTGCCCACCTTGGATAAAACTTCATCGTGACCTGTTAAACGACAGGGCTTTCATGCGCTTGCCTATTGCTAGCAAAGCGATAGCACCAATGCTCTGGTTGCTTGCAAGTGAGTCAAAAGATGGTGTTTTTGATGGCTCACTAGATGAGCTAGTGTTCCGTTTACACATCACGCCAAAAGAATACCAAGATGGAGTTAAGCCTTTGATTGATAACGACTTTTTCATACTTGTTAGCGGAGTGCTAGCAGAACGCAAGCAAGTTGCTATCCCAGAGACAGAGACAGAGACAGAGACAGAGGGAGAGAGAGAGACAGAGAAGAAAGCAACTAGCGTTGCACCGCCTGAAGGCGTTTCTAATTCTGTTTGGCAAGAATTCAAAACATTGAGGAAAGCCAAAAGAGCACCGATAACCCAGAGAGCCATTGATGCAATTTCAAGCGAAGCGCAAAAGATTGGTTGGACACTTGAGAAAGCATTGGAGGAATGTGTCGTTCGTGGTTGGCAAGCATTCAAAGCTGATTGGGTTGTCAAACCAAACCCCGCAGACATTGTGAGGCTCACAGTTCCTTCAAAGAATGAGCCTGATGCCGCTTTGGAAAAGATCAAAGCTGATGACCTAAAAGCCGCACCTATACCATTTGAGGTATTGGCAAAGATGGCAGAGTTGCGGAGAAAAGCATGAAAGTGTTGCCAATAAACAACTTTGAAGTTGAGCCTTGGTTGCTTGAAAAACACTATGCCAAGCGGATGCCACAAATAATGTTTGCGTTTGGGCTTTACAAAGATGACATTCTGGTTGGCGTAGTGACCTATGGGATTCCCGCCTCACCACCACTTTGCATGGGAATCTGTGGCAAAGAATATTCAGATAAAGTTTTAGAGCTAAACCGAGTCTGTTTGTTGGACAACCATAAAAACGAAGCATCATTCTTGGTTGCGAACTCAATCAAGTTATTGCCAAAACCAATGATTGTGGTTTCGTTTGCCGACACAAGCAAAGGTCATGTGGGCTACGTTTATCAAGCCACCAATTTCCTTTACACGGGTTTATCAGCTAACAGAATTGATTGGACAATTAAGGGACAAGAGCATAAACACGCCAAAACCATTGGTGATGGCCTGACCTTATCCGAGATAAAAGAGCGTCATGGTGATGATTTTTACTATGTCGAACGATCTAGGAAGCATCGTTACATCATCTTTCACGGGTCAAAGACTGATAAAAAAGTCATGCGATCAAAGCTGAAATACGAAGTTATGCCGTATCCGAAAGGCGACTCACAGAGATATAACTCTGGAACAACTGTAAAAACCCAACAACTTTTATTTGTATGAATTATTTTCAAGCTATGAGACTGCTAGACAGAGTAAAAGATGGTGTTCCGATCCCTTTACGCCTCATTACTGAAGCGTTAATTCTTACTGGCGACTTGGATGAGTAGATACCAATGGTATACAGCAGAAAAAACATATCCAATGCGGGTGACAGAGTAATCCTAGAGCAAGCAGAAGCCAGAGAGCTGTATCGGAATTGGGAGTGGGGAAAGAATCGTGACCTTATCAGGGCGAGATTAGAGAGAGCCGAGAGAATCTATGGAACTGGTGCAAGAGATCGCATAAGGGAATATATGAACCGAATCAAAGATGGGACACTTCTATGAGATATGCCGCTAGGGTAGATGCAAATCAAGACCAAATAGTGAGTGCCTTGCGATCTGCGGGTGCTTACGTTTGGATTATTGGTCTGCCTGTTGACCTATTGGTAGGGTATAAAAATCATACCTTTTTGGTAGAGATTAAAACAGATAACAAAAAGAAGTTTACCAAGCTACAAACAGACTTTTTCGAGAATTGGTCAGGAAGTACTTTGTGCAGAATCGACAACCCTGAAGCGGCTTTAAGAATGATTCAGACATTAGGGTAAATCCCTATGGTATTACGCAAACAATTTGATAACATTTAATTTTTAACAGGAGTGAATGTATGG